GCAGTATCGCCTCTTGCTTCTGACAATTTATGCATTTTTCTGTGCCTCCTTTGCCTTTGCAATTCGTTTTCCCTCTCCTGCTTTTAAACCTCTGAGAAGTTTCTTTGCAATCTTATCAATAACTTTTCTTTTCTTTGCAACAATCTTCTGGTCAATCTGGATTCTTTTCTGTAGTGGTAATTCTTTATAATCAACATTACCCATTGACCTTTGAATGACTGCCATTTTTGCTTTCTTCTGTGCCATTGCCGCTAATGCAGTATCACTTCTTCTGCGTGTCTTCATACGTTTCTTTTTCATTTTTGTGGAAGTGCGTTTTGCAAGAAGTTTCATTCTTCTTGCCATTTTACGGCGAGTTTGCATTGCCTGTGCTGGAGTCTGTTTCTCATCAAAAGAATTGACTTCTGTATAAAATTCGTTTAATGTCTTCATTTGTCCCATGCCTTAATTGCAGTAAAGTTATTGAAACTAAATTCCATTCTATCAACAAGTTTAACTGCATCGCCCGACACTCTATCAATTGCAACATAACCCTCTGGGTTAACCACTTTAAATCCATTACTAGTCTTGATAAAAGTTCTTGTCAGACCTTTAACACTATTTAGTTTCTTTACAATTTCCATCTTTGCATTTACTAAGTGCATCTGGAAAGCAGTAACTTGCACTAGATTAGGTACAAGTTTTTTCATTTCTCTTATATATTCGTTCTTCTTTGTTGTGAGAACATCTTTTGATTTCTGTGTTTTTAGTTTGTCTATCTCTTTATTGAAATGATTTTCAATATGAGTAACATATCCGTTTGCGTGTCCTCTAGGGTCTTTGACTGCTTTACCTTGTCTTACAAACGTATTGTTATAAGTTTTAAAACTCGCACCGACTAATTTACCAGTTAATGATTCTTGTAGTCTATTAAATTTATTTAACAAGGGTGCATTTATCTTTTGGAATGTTTTACCAGCGTTTGACAAATGTGAGGTAACAACAGCAGTTTCTTTTGAGGTCATTGTTGCTTTACCAGAAACATCTTTATAAGTTGCATCATCCATCCAAACTGACGAAGAGGATGTTAACTTACTGATATTTACACCAAATGATGCTCTCATACCTTCCAGAGTATCACCAGAATATGTCGTATGCCATACAACACCTATCTTTGCTTTACTCATAGTTTTACCAATATCACTATCAACTGGTACTGCATATACAATAGTATTGGGTTGGAAAGTGTACATACTTTCACCATCAATGGTTTCGGTATCCAAATCAGTAAACATTAAATCACCTTGGATAACCCCCTTGATATTCAACTTAGAAAACTCTGCAAGTGCAACCTTAAACTTTGCATTTAAATCACCAGACAAATCAGCATCTATCTCTGCATTTGATTTATATAATTTAGGATTTACGTTGAATACTGATTTCTTTGCAACAAAGAACTTACCATCACTTGGGTCTTGTCCAGCAAAGATTGCAGGCGCTCCGTCCCACTTTACAGTCATGTTGACTTCAGACCTAGAACTACCAGCAAGCATATCTCTAAGTGAACGAATGAAATTGATTGCACCACGACCACCAGGCACACCGAAGTTTAGAATCTCATCTTCAATGTGTTCTAGGTGTAAGTTCTTTCCTGCTTGTTCTAATAACAGACTAAACATTATATAAAACCTTCCAATCCACTAGGAACTGAAATATTAACTCTTCCAACTTGAATACCTACAAACTCAAAAAGTTTTTCAAATGTTTGTTTACCTAATTTTTTAATTCTATCAAGTGCAGCTTTTACTTTTAACATAATTTTTGTCATCAAATTTGCAAACCATACCTTAACACTTTTCCCCCACTTTCTTAACTTGCTTATAGTTTTTCTAATGATAGCAAATTCATCTAACTGGTGAATATCTTCTTTTAAATATGCGTTTGCAATTTTATCGTTAAAAACTTCATTTCTAATAATTGATGCAAGACTATCAATTGTTTCAAATTCACTATGTAATTTTCCTTTAGCGTCATAGTTATTTACTAGTGTTACTCTTAATGCAGAATATGGATTACTTTTTGGTGTCTTCCAAGCAGCAAAAACTTTAATCTTCTTTGCAATATCTTTAACCTCACTTGATAATGATGGGTTTCCCAAAACACCATCTGACTTACCGCCATCTGTAATTTTGTAAAACTTATTAATATCACCATTTTTTGGATTAAAGTCTATACATACACTTGCTCTCGCTAAAGAACTAGATTTGTTAAACTTTTTATATCCAGACATACATTCAAAAGTGAACCATTCTCTAAAAGGACTAAAATCTTCTATAGTAATGTTGTCTGTAAATTGTTTTGTTATTTTTTTATGAAAATCTTCTGTTGTTAAATAGTCTGCAATTATTTGTTCTTCATCAGATTCTATTTTTCTTTTTTGACCCTTTTGTCTACCTTTTCTAACTTCACCAGCAACCTTATCACCCAATTCAGTTGCAGTAAAATCAGTATATAATTTTGTAAAACCATCTTCAATAAGTTTCATCATCTCATCAATTTGAGGATTACCTTGTCTTGTTTCCCCCAAATATTCTAAAGCAGCATAAAAAGTTGCGATTGACTCTGCACCACCACCAGATGCAAGTTGAGCGCCACCACCTTTTTTAAGAGAAACATTATAATTAGAGGTATATAAATCTGTTTTTGGTGTTCCGTTAGTTGCACCATGACTTGTCCAGAAAGATGATAAATTTGACTTACTTGCACCAGCACCAAACTGTATCATGGGTGATTTAAAATTATATTGACTAATAAGATTTTGACCAATCTTTTCACCTATTTGATTATACTCATCACCAAATGTTAGTGCTTTTTCTTTTGCTTTTGTGTCGTGATTTTCTTGACCTAATAGTTTATTATAGTTGTATACAATAATATCTTCATAATCTGCACCAGCAGGTTTTTTTGTTTTTGGTTTACCAGAGGCATCATTTGAAAAAGAACCTTGACCAAAATCTAAACCAATCAATCCCCTTTCTTTTGCTTCATCTTTTAGTTTTGCAACTATAGTTCTATTAGATTTAACATTACGAATTTTGAAACCTTTTGCCATATCATCTACAACCATAGGAATATTATCATCGCCTAAAGCTTCCTTATGATTATTTACAATATAATCAAAAAAATCTTTTAGTTCTTCTTTTTTCTTGTATGGTGTATTATCAATATCATTCCTATTTTTTATAGGAATGACATAAGCTTCATTGAATTGATTAAATGACTTCATTATCCAAAAACTCCATTTACATATATTGTACTATTTATATGTTAGGAATTTTGGAAATCCGTGTTCACCAAAGGGTTTGTTTTGATTCAATGCAAGACTTACATTTTCAGCATCTTCTTCAAAATCAAACGCATTTATAACAGAGCGAGATGGAAGTTCGATTACTTCCCATTTTTTGGTTTCGATATTTATATCATGATAATACTTCACCTTGTAGGTTTTCTTAAACCTTGAGGTCAGAGAATTTCTCATATCTTTTGCCTTTTCCAGCAAATGGTGTGTTATCGAATACAACTTCATCTTCCTCTTGTCCACTATCAACTAAGTCTTTTTGTGCAACTTGTTCTACATCATATAATCGCATCTTTGCCCTATCAATACCTAAGATAAATCTCTTGTTCATTGTAGGGTCATTATAACGATTCTTCAATTGTTTCACGCAGATTTGATTGAGGTCTTCAAGTTCCTCAGTAGAAATGAGCGCAAACATGAGGTCAGCAGTAGCAGGTAAACCAAAACTTTCTGACGTATCTTCCAGACCAATGTCGCTTGACACAAATCCACTTCTAGTTGTTTGTGTCGCTGATACAATAGGTACATTAGTTTCAACTGCAAGTCCTCTAAGTTCCTCTGCAATTGCTTTGATGTAAAAGTATGAACCCACATTTGCATTTCCTCTAAATCGTGATGATGCACAAATATTCAAATAGTCAACAAAAATAATATCTGGTCTAAAACTTCTCTTCAATGCGAGTTCTTTTATCAATGACCTAAAGTTACCAACATGAGCAGATGCAGTTGGGTATTCTTTAATAATTAACTTACCATTTGTCTTTTTCTGTATCTTGTTAAGATAATTTTCAAACATCTTTTTAGGAAGAGTATGTAAATCATCTATTGTTATATTCATGAGATTGGCATCTATTCTTTCTGCAATACGTTCTTCTGCCATCTCTAGTGTAATGTATAGTACACTTTTACCTTGCATCAAACATGATGATGCAACATGACACATAAACAAACTCTTACCTACACCAGTTCCAGCAAGTGC